AAACAATATCAAAGCAAATTAATTGGAAGTCATCTTCTACGATTGATTCTCCCATTTGTTCTCGAACTGAGCCAAGCCCCCGAGAAGAAATTCCAATTTTAACCCCAGCATTGACAAGGTCTTTTAGTATTCTACCAGATGGCGTGTCTAGAACTTTAATCTTGCCCATGACATCTTTATTATTCCACCAGCAATCTGTTACCATATGAGACACATTTTTTAGATTAATAACAGAATCATCAGGGTGATCAAGTTCACCAGTAGCTCTGTTGTCTCGAACAACTTTCATGTAATTTTCCATTTCACGTCTCAAAACTTTCTCAGGATACCTACGACCATTTCCGTTCTTCATGTCGGCTGTCTGAATACGGCCAACAAGGTACATTGTGCCTTCCATCATTTGTTTCTTTTCAGATTCAGTAAGGACGTCAAGACAAGTACCGTCAGGGCAAAGTTCATAATATTCTGTTAAGAGTTGTTTTGGCATCTATTTTTCCTCTGGTAGGTAATGATAATTGCCATAAATGGCAGCATCTTTTCTCATGCGCTTACCATGTCGGTGAATCCCAATTATACTTTTTGGGCTCCAGTTACCAATTCCATATCTACTATCTGCCCAAATTAATCTAATACCCATCTTTCGATAACTAGCGGCGTCTTCGGAGGAAGGTTTCCATTTCGTATATACTGATGGGTAGTCTTGATCTCGAATTTTAGTCATAAAATAAACTGGCTTATCGCCATTTTGTTTACGAAGCTGTGGAAGCGCTCCTTCAGAGCTATCGTCCTTTGCTTCCTCATATTCAATAAAAGGAACATCAGACGGAAAACTAGATCCTATAGTTCCGTCGCCATCTGGATCATCAATTTCTTGAGCCAGTAATTGTTGTAGTTCTTCTTTAATAATTTTTTTAAGTTGTTCTTTGGTTAGTTTCATTTATAATGTTTCCTTAAAATAAAAGCGGGCGCTACCCGCTTGAGTCAGCTTCCTTTGCAGCAATGACGAACCGGCTGAAGCATCCATTTTTGTGTCCAAGTGTTATTCATTTTTATCTCCTAGGTTTAAGTTAAGGCCAGAATCTCCAAACAACATGTTTAGAACATAAGAGGTCGCAGATGATACCCAGCCACATATCAAAGCGTTGGTGATGTTATAATCAAATGTAAATAGTTCCGTAAAACCATTTATGAAAAATAAAAACACACCTACCCAAAAGCCCATACACATTGGGCAGTGAAATAACTCACCCCAACCCATAAAGTCTTCTTTGTTTGGTCTATAGTTATTAAATATTTTTCCGTATACGAGAATCTGTGTGAGGCCATATGAAGCCAATACAAACCAAATTAATTCCATCATTACCTCTTAATAAGTATATCTACCGTATAAATACGGAGCGAATAAGTTATGCTGTAAGATTGATCCCTTTTCTTCTTCATGAGGAACTTCTCCCAACTCTGTTGCATGTTCTGCGTCGGGCTCCAACATAGCAGAAGACATCATATCGTCATGTGCCTCCATTGATTCAAAATAAGGACGTTCGCTATCCATCCATTTTGAAATATTCAACAAAACCATCTTTGTTGAGTCCAATTCTTTTGATTCTAAAATTGTACCCTCAAGTGAGCCATAAACATTGCCACCTTGAATAGAATCATATGCTACAATACCTCGTCTTTTTAAATAATCAAATAGTCTAGACTCTGCTCCATATACAACATCGCTCATAATGTCTTTTGCAAATGCAACAACTTTTTTCTTTTCTGCCAGCACAACAATATCAATATCTGTGTGATCAAATATCATGATATCTCCATTTAAAGTTTTTCTGGCATTTAATTCAAAACCAATAGTGGCTGTTTCTTTATCTATCTCTACTTGTATTTTAGGTTCAGATATGTTAACTTGTACACTCTTTGGCTCTTCTTGTCCTGTAACATTTACTTTTACTGTCATTATTTGGTTACCTCGTAAGCTAAATCTTGAATATAGAATATGTCTTTAACTAGACTCTCGGTAATTTGTTTTTTTGAAAACGACTCAAGCTTTTGTAAAACCATTTCAGTTTTTTCATTTCTTGTGGTGTTTAACTTATTGTCAATAGATTCTTTTAAAACTGATTTTAGTCTTCCAATTTCTTCATTCAAAAAAGACTTAAGACCAAGGCCGTTGTCTGAGAAAGATACAATATAATTTGTTAAGAGATCTTTCTGTTCGGGACGAAGGGACTCGGCATATGTATCATTGAATTTGCCCACAAAAGTTTTATAAGTTAAGTTATCAATGTGTGAAAGAGAGTCCGACTCATGTTTCCTTTTGGAAACCAATGACAGAACCTTTCCCTCAATTAAAATTCTCTGCTGGGCGTTGAAGTTCTTTGAATCAAAGAATTGACCTATAGATGCAATGTTCCGATAGTTTGATATGAAGTTAGCAAAAAAAGCGTTGGACAAAGACTCATTAATCTCTTTAATTAATCTTGTTTGTGTGTTGAAAATATCTTTTCTATTCAACAATTCATAATCTTTTTTTGACTCATGCATTAATCTCAATGCATAATCCTTTGATGTACCCTCTAGTTTAAGAAGGTTGTTATAGATATCAAGCTCCTTTTTTAACAAAGAGTTTTTGTGAAAATATTTCTTTATGATTTCAATAACTATTTTTTTTCTTTCATTATCTTTTCTTACAATTGATTTTGTTAATTCTTTAATTAATGATTCGTAAAGAAAAGCGGTATTTCTTTTCTTATTGTGTTTCATCTTCATGTTGTTTTTTCTCCATTAAGCTTTTTAAAAGACCTTCGACCTCGCTGTTTACACTAAATAGTTTTTGTTCTTCCAACAAATCATTGTCAATAGATTTTTGTTCTTGAAAGGCCGTTGGGATACGATATTCTGCTGACACCTTACTTAAGCTGTCCAGACCTCCTGCTCCAACTTTTCCCATATTTACTCTTCTATTTGTAACACCTATTGCGTCTTTTGAGGTTCCTGCTTCACTTTTAATTCTTTTAGACAGTCCTCCTGATTTTGTTGTTTTTTTAATATTATATGGGCCTCGCTTTGGGGCGTCTCTTTTGGCTGGCGGTTCGGCCAACAGGGTTGTCTCTTCGTCTCCTGCGGCAGGTGTTGCAGTATCACCAGCAGTATCACCAGCAGGTTCATCGCCACCACCGAGATCTCCAAGGTCTCCAAGGTCACCACCGCCAGCATCATCACCACCAAGGTCACCAAGTCCACCACCGGCTTCGCCACCCTCAGCGGCTCCACCTTGTCCAGCAGCTTCAAGTGAAGCAGCGAATTTTTTATCAAAAAACATCTCTCTCTGGTTTCGAAGGAACTCATCCTCAGAAATACCAAGCATGTTTTCAGCTATCCATCGTTTTGAAAAGAAGCCCTCAGTGGCTGCACCAGCGGCTTCAAATTTTTGCTTCCAATGTTCAAGCTCTTGCAGTTCAGCTATTTTAGATGGATTGTTTAGGCCAAGCTTGAATGATAACAAGTCGTCACCTCTAAAGCCTAGAGTGTAAAGGTGTATGATTCCAATCTTTTCTAGTTCAGTGGTAACAACACGCTGTAGTCTTTGAATTGTTCTAGCAAAACGAATATCTTTCTGGGCTAAAGTTGTTTTGTCTTCAGTTGCCCCTTCGCCCATTGTAAGGTATGACTGTGGAACTTTGAGAGCGGAGAATAATTTATCTCTTAAATATTTTACGTCCTCGACTGTTCCAGTGAATTGTCCACCGGGTAGATTGATAATCTCTGTTTGTGACTGTCCTCGAACAGGAATATAATAATCTTCTTCAATAGAAAGTGGATTATATCTCAAATCAATCTTTCCTGTTGTAGGGTCAACAACTTGATGACGTTTCATTTGAGTCATAACTTTTTGCATGTATTGTTCGACTTCTTGTGGAGGAATAGCTCCAACATCAATCTTGAATACTCGACGCTCAGGAGAGCGAACAATACGATAAGCCATCATTGCATCTTCTAATAAAGTTAACTGTCTCCAAATACGACGACAACCTTCAAGCACAGAGGTTCCATATGGTGCATGTTTGTCATTTCCTAAAACTCTAAAGTGTGCCATTTGCCAATTTTCTAAAGTAAGCCCTGCTGAATTCCACTGAAACTGAACGTAATTTGGGTTTGTTTGGTCTTGACCCTCTAGTCTTTCAACTTCGGATTGTGGTAAACCAACACAATTTTTAACCCCAAGTCTCTCGTCAAGTTCAAGATACAAGAATAGATCTCCGTATTTACACATCGTTCGAGACCACCCAAAAAGATTATACTCAATGTTTAAAACATTGTGATACAAAGCGTGAAGAATAGATTTTATTTCTTCGTTTGCACATTTAATTTTTAACATTGGTTGCAGGTCTGAGTGTGTTGTCATTTCATCTGCATAAATGTCTAAAGAGGATGCTATTTCGGGCATGTACTCCATTTGGTCAAAGTCAACATATCGCTCTGACCTGTTTCTATTTGAGATCATATTCGCAGACGTAACCGACATTGGGTTATATTCTGCTTTTTTGAATTGTCTACCTGATGCCGACTTGAACCAATTAGAGTAAACATCAAGATGTCGGCGGCGCAATTGCCTACCTGTTTGAGTTCGTCGGTTTATAATTGGGCCCGAAAAGAGTCTTGTTAATGCTCTAAATAGGTCTGATTCTTGATTGTACGGGTTTTTGTCATTTCTTGCCATTTATTTATCCTTTAAAAATCCAAGCAAAATCTTTTGTTTTTTTCATTTCTTCTTCATGTTTTTCAGCAAAAGATTCTTTATGCCCTTGCATGCCACTTATTGTTGTTTTCATTTGTGTTCTTTTCAAAAACATTCCTCCAAGTATGGCTTTTTTATATTGGGCATCTCTTTCGTTAACTTGTAGTGCAGTATCTCTTACCCAACAGGCAATTGCCAAAGACATAACTAGGTCGTCATGATACGACCTCATGGCTTGAGGCTTGCCGTTGTGCCAAATAAATGTTTTAAGTTCATGAAAAAGTCTACCAGAATATAAAGTAATTAGTCTGTTCCTTACGAACTCTTCCAGTTTTGCTACAATCAATGGTCTAGTCTTGGTTGACGTAGTAAAACCCGGCAAGGCTCTATCGTTACTTTCGCCCACATGAGATTCAACATATTCATGCGTTCCTTTTATAGAATAGTATAAATTAGGATATCCAAGGTCAATTAATTTTTCCAATACAGATATTCCTATGCCATTGTTTTCAACAACAAGCAGACACTTTCCATATTCATGTCCTGTTTGGTAAAGTATATTAGAATACATATCCAAACTTGGTTTGCCTTGGTACTCAGCTACAACTTCCATTGTCTCTAGTTTTATTATGTGGAACGTTGACGAATCAGAACCGTCGCCGCGAGCAACATCAGCAACCATAAGATAACTACAGTTCTCATTATATTTCTCCCAGATCCAAAAATTTCTGTCGTGACCAACACGATACTCAGGATCTTTTATTGATTGATTAATTCTAGCTAGATCATCTGGGTGTATCACTGTGTCACCAGACGTATTAAAGTTGCACTCTAGCTCTTGTGCAATTTGCCTTCGAGACATATTTTTTGTCTCTTTCTCAAACCATTGTTGGTCTCTTTCAGGATGAACGTCCCACGGTAAATCAACGGGGTGAAAATCATTTTCTAAATTCTCGGCTCCCACGTATGTTTTGTGAAACCAATTTCCAACACCATTGGGTGTTGACAGGGCAATGCATCTACCACCTGTTGATAGTGTAGGATATAGACCAGTCCACAATTCATCAAGTCCATCAACGTGAGCAGCCTCGTCAATAACTAAAAGAGAAAGCGCTTCAGAACGACCAGCATCACCAGAGGTTGATGTTGCTTTAATTTGTGAACCATTGCTCAGTTCAAAAGAAGAACGGTTGTCAACTTTTATGTCTGAAATTCTAATCCACGGTGGCAAATTTTTCATCATGGCCTTAACTTTTTTAACCAAGTTAGAGGCTGTTCCAAACTTTGTTGCCATAACAAGAACATTCTTGTCACGGTGAAACAACATCATCCAAACACAGTAGGCAGCAGTAATTGTTGATATACCAAGCTGTCGTGCTTTTAATATAACCGTAAATCGATAGTCATTAAAATCCCTTAACAAATCATCTTGGTAAGGATAGGTTTTAAATGAAATCAAACCCTTCATGGGGTGTGATATACGACAATAATTATTTATGAAGTAGACAGGGTCTTTACCTGACTTCAGTATTTCTTTTACAATTTCTTGTTTTGACGGTTGATATGCCATATCCTCTCATTATGATTTTGGTCTTGTATCGTTCGACGGACGCTTGTTGTTGTTGCTAAGTTCTAAAAACTTTTTAAAAGAGTCTTCGATAGTTCGTTTCTCAGAGCTTCCATCGTATTCATTTTCTTTGATTCCAGAAATTTTAAAGTGCTGTACCGCTTGTACAAAATTGCGCACTCTTGAAACAGACTGAGCTATAATATCTGGTTCTCCCTGAGCCGTAAGGGTCACAGAATTGCCAGTGACTTTTTTGTATTCTTTTTGAATTGCTTTTTTAACTTGGTTAATCATAAGTTGCATTTCGTTCTCAAATTTGCCGCCATAAATGTCTTTCAATTGAATATCGGCTTGATACATAATGCACATCATATGTCCCATAAACCTAACAGAGAAGCCATCGTTAACCCTTGGGTCAAGAATAATATCACCTTCTTCTCTTTTGAGTCCGGCAGGACGGGCTTCGCCGTCATAAGCATAACGCTCATCATGACCGTTTGCTTTGATGTCAGAGACTGCTTGTGCAAGTCCTTGTACTACTTTTAACATTTCTGAATTAGCCATTATTTAGTTTCTCCTTAACTTTGACTTGATGCGACGAAGACTTCTAGGTCAACGGCGGCGGTGTCGGCTTGTGCCTGCATTGTATCAATGGTTGAAAATGTGGTAACCACGGCAGCATTTGTATTGGCATCAAGACTTGTATTATAAAATACCATTGTTTGTCCACTTTCTAACTTAAAATAAGCAGTCTTTGCGCCATCATCTTTAATTCCTAATGTAACAAAATTTGTGTCATCCAAATTAGTTACACGAATATATTTTACGTCTCCTGCAATGTGAGCACCTGCTGCCGGAGTGGTGCTAAATGTCAAGAGAGTTGTTACACTGGTTCCGTTAGTTCTAACAACACGTTTGTTTACCATGTTGATATTTGATATTTGCTTTTCTTGACTGTCGTCGTACTTGTTACCATTAAGGGTGATTTCTTCCTTAACGATTACTTTTAGTGTTGATGCTGTTACTGTTGTTGCCATTACTTATTAGGTCTCCATCCGGTTTTCCATCTTTCTTCTCGTCCCTCAACCCATTGTATGTAGCATTTTTCGCAACATTCAAATTTTGACATATAAAGGTCATCATTTGACTTGAATGAATATACATTACATACGGGACAAGAACGAGTTGAACTCTTCTTAAATAGTTTTTTAGGAATAAAAACTCCATTTACTTGAACTTTGTCTGGATCTTCTTCTTCGATTATTTTATAATGCGCTTTTTTCATTTCATCCAAATATTGTCTTTCTTTTTCATCAGTCCAATTTTTTTTGGGATGCTCTACAGTTTGCTCACCATATTTTTTAACTATAGCCTGTTCAATCTTAATAACATAATTGGGGTCTTTTTCTTTCATCGGAGCCCCGGAGCTACGGCATACATAATGCCAATTGATGAGGCTGCGCCTATGACGACACCTCCAGCCAGCCACCAATGGTTCTTAGGGGGAGCATAAGACTTTCTTAAGAATTTTATCTCATCCTCTTTGATTGTTACCATATCTTGAAGACGTTGGTCGTCTGCTTCACACTTAACAGACAACAGGTCGTAATCATATTTTAGTGCTGCCTTTTGCTTTGCAAGTTCATATTCAATTTGAATATTGCATTGTTCTACTTTCATTTTATCTTGAATAATAAACTGAGACACTGCTGCGTCATTAAGTAGCCTTCCACTAAAGGGTGCAGGTTCGCCTTTTTTTATTGCGGTAAACGTTGGCTCTTCACCATACGCTGTTGACATTGTCAGTAATAACACTAAAGCTATCATCATTTCTCCTTATTTAATACAATCTTTTGGAAGCTGGGATTTTAAAGTTTCTTTGTAAACTTGAATATCTGGCTGCTCCCATTTAATTTCTGGGCAAAACTTAGGGTGATCTTCTTGGTCTTGCAGAAAAAGTTCAAGAGCTATCATATCTCTTTTGAGATCATCACAGGGCTCTCCTGTTTCTGCAACAGCCATAGTTAATGCGGCCATAATTAAAATCATTTCGTCTTCCTCGTTACCATTTGTTCTATCCGACTCAGAGACCCTTTCATGTATTCGATATCTTTCTCGATACCAATTATCTGTCGAGCGTTGTCGTCTGAGCCTGACATCTTTTTTTCGAGATCAGCTATGACCTCCTCCGCATCGCCTAAATCATTTTTTAGCTCTGCGACCATTACGTTTGTGTTCCAAACCCAGCCAGCCAGTGGTAGTACCAACATAGCAAGACCCATTTGAATTACCTTCCATACATCATCTTTAGTTAAAGTTGCCATAATTTCTCCCCCTTTATATCTTTTTTATACCCAGTTCATTCTCTAATATATTGTCAATTTCATCTGGATTGGATTTTGCTTTCTTTATCATTTTTCTAATTCTTTTTGCTTCTTCTTTCCCAAGGGCTTCAGTCTTATTAGAATACCTTTGATCAATTTGTAGAAGTGCCTTGTTATAAGTCTCTTGGGCTTTTATGATACCCTCAACTTCCATTTCGTGGGCTCTCTCAATTGCTTCTTTTTCTGACTCGTAAGACTGGAGGGCCAAGCGAGCTTGCATTAATTGATTCTTCATTCTTTTGTTTCCAAGATAATACATAATCAATGCAACAGAGCCAATAGCAATCCACCGCCAGTGCTGTCGGCACCAAGCGGCGGATATCTTAAACCATTTTTTAGCAGTTAGCCACCACATCAATTATTGACCACCCCATTTCCATGCTTTAACTGCGTCAATTACAGATTGACCTGTAATATACATAACAGCAATCATGCCCCATGTCTCTGGATCAAGCTCTGACCAGTACATAAGTCCGGTTGCTGTCAAAAAGACCAAAAGCTTTCGGCTGATTACTTTTTCTTGCACAGCGTCTAAAACACCTTTACTTTTATCATTAATATAAAGTTGTTCTTTAATCTCTTCAATCATATCTTGTTTTTGTTCTTCACTCATCATTTAAATCCTCACTTTGGCATACGAGCCATTTCGTTGAATGTCGATTGTCATATCAACAACATCTTTAAGTGAATCCAAGTGGGAGATTAATATGACTGTCTTGAACTGGTTTTTAATCATATCAAGCAATCTTATAAAACCTTCCATGTGTTCTTGGTCTAAAGCTGTTGCTGGTTCATCAAGTATAAATAGTTCGGATTTTGGTAAATTCGTTATAGAAATTAAAGCCAAGCGAATTGCCATTGCTGCAATTGTTTTTTCTGCTCCAGAGCCCATCGATAAAGGACGAGGGTCATAGTTCGGGTGTTTAATAAAAATATTTAATTTATTGTCTTGGTTGTCAAAGAAAACCTCAAACTCAACAATGTTTGCCAACACCTTCGCTATCTCTTCGTTAACAACAGGTAAGGAGTGCTTAATCACTTTATAAGGTATGCCATTCGGGTGCATACATTGCATAAATAAATCGTAGGCTGTCCACTGCTTTTCAAGCTTCTCTAGTTCTTTAGATGACTCCTGAAGGGTGTTGAGTGTGGTATTGACTGAGCCTTGTTCAATATAAAGGTGTTGTAGTTTCTCTTTGCAGTCATTAAGTTCTTTTTGTTTATTTTTTATCATTGTCTCAAGTGCTTTACGTTCTCCGATCAAAGATTCAAGGTTTTCTATTGTCTCTTTGTTTTCTTCATATACGGACTGCTTTCTGTTGAGGTCCTGTAGGCTTGATTCTATTTTTTCAACAACTAAAAAGTCTTTCTCAATTTTGTGCAACAGGTTCTTTGCTTCGGTGTTGCACTTCTCAATCCTTTTAGATATTTTATCAAAATTTGCAATCTGTTTTTCTATGTCGGATAAGTCCATAATTGCTAGTTTTTCATCCAAACCTTTTATTATTTCATCAAGTTCTTCTGCTTGTTCTCTTAATTGAGGTATCTTATCCATTGCCTTCTTTGCGTCTTTAACAAACTTGTTATTTGTACAGTATTGACAATTTGGGTCATGCTCATGATTCTCAAGCATTTCAACCTTTTTTTCTAAATTTTTGATTTTGGACAAAACCAATTTGTGTTCTGATTCTTTCTTTCTCTTCTCGCCTTGTAGTTCAAACAAACGAGATTGAATTTTTCTTAACTTATCTATTTGTATGTTTGACAACTCAATCGCCAACTCTTTAGCAAGTTCTTCTTTTTCAATCTTCAAATCAGAGTTAGAAACTTGACTTTCAACAAGCTTAACTTTTTTGTTTTCCAATTCTTCAATTGAATTGGTAACTTGATTTATGTCAATTATTTCTGTTGGCATGGACGATATTTGATTATTTAACTCAGATAGTTCCTCTCGTCTTCGCTCTAACACGCCATTTATTATTTCACACTTTTCACTTTTTAGTTCAATCTGTTCTGCGACTTCTTCAAGAATCTCCTTGTTTGTTTGTATTTCCTCTGACCAGTGACGACCTTGTAGTCTCTTTAAGACACCACGCATTTCTGCTGCGTCTTTCTTAGCCAACTTAAACTTTTTGTCAAACAACTCAAGGTCAAGAAACTTTGCAAGTATCTCTTTACGCTTAGTTGAGCCCTCTTTTACAAAGGCTAAAGAATCAAGTTGAGACGCCATTGAAGTCAAAAAGAAATCATCAAGTGTTCCCAGTTTTTTTCTAATATTGGCGTCTGTCTCGTTTCGTGTTGTACCATTGAGTGACTCGTCAGTGTTTTGGTTATAAAAGTCCAAATCAGTCTTGGCTTCGTAAGTCACTTTACCTTTTACTTTCTTTTCGTATTTATT